AGAATGTGTTGACTGGAATAAGAAAAAGCCATTAGGCTTTCCAGAGAACAGTGTTGTCTATGTAAGAGGAACTTTGAAGGAAGGTTGGAAAATGCCGGTAAGTATAAATCTAAAAGAGATAGAAATTATCAAATAAGGAATGTATGGAATTTATAAAACTAGAAGGACAATCGTTGCTTAATTTTTATGCAAGTAATCCTACTGATTATTTAAGTGAAACAGCAGGAAGTATACGTGATGCTGAATACTATGGAGTTATAGTAGGTGGTAATATAGTTGCAGCAACATCTTATATAAAAATGACTGATCATCTTGTTTTAATGCAAAGTACTATGGTTGTTGAAGATTGTAGAGGTAAGGGTGTAGGTAGATTTTTAAATGAGAATTTTGAAATAGTTTTAAAAGAATTAGGTTTTGGTAAAATAGAAAGTCATGTCTATATAGAAAATATACCAAGTATAATCCTAAAACTTAAACTAGGTTATTTAGTAGAAGGAACATTATATGATCACGACTTTATAGGTCAACATGAATATATATTAGGTAAGAATATAAAATCCAAGGAGGATCAATGAAATATATAAGAGTAGATGAAGCACCAGAAAAACTTAAAGACAATGAAATGGTTATTGTAAAACCAAACTTTCTTGAAGAGATTTCTTCAATTAGTACAAAAAGAGGAGTAAAGGGTATTGCTACCATTCGCTCAATTAGGGATGCATTAATGCTTATTACTGATAAATATGATAATACGATCAATCCTTACCATATCATACTTCAAAAATACGATAATTTACTATATAAGGGCAATGAGGGATTTGCAGAACTTATCCTAAGAATTGTAAAAGAACAAAATCTTCCACTTGTAGATAAGGCAGTAGAGTTTGAATTACTTAAAAGAAAACCTACAGTTGACACGGTTTACTATGTAAGTGACGATATTGAGGGTTCAGGGGCCTTTATAAGGCTTGGATTTACCATGGGTAACAGTAAAGACGCTCCCAAAAACAAAAACGTGGTATAATATACATATGCCGATAACGGTAGAAAAATAAACTATGGCAATATGCTAGTAAACGAAAGGAAGAAAATGTCAAACATTAAAATCAATCTCGATTCATTAAACCCAAAATCTTACAAGAAAACAGTAAGGCACAAAGTCCAAGAAGGCGACAATATCGTACGTTTCTTACCTCCATTTGGAGAAGAAGCAAACGGTTATCCATATAGAAAATGGAACGTTGTTTGGGGACTTACTGATCCAAATTCAGGGAGAATGAGACCATATGCGTCTACTTCTACTTATGAAGGGAAATGTCCAGTATATGATTATCTAGATCTTTTAAAGCAAAAGGTAGATGGTATTACTGATGAAAACAAAGTTGAAGAACTAAACAAGTTTATCTCTAATCTAAGACCAAAGTCTGTATTTGCATATAATGCATCAGATAAGTCTGGACAGGTGGGTGTACTAGAACTTAAGTCAACTGCTCATAAGAAAGTTATTGGTCTTATGAATCAGTATATCAATGACTACTCACAAGATCCTACATCATTAAACAACGATGCTACTGATTCAGGTGTATGGTTTAACGTTACAAGAACAGGTAAAGGTTTTGATACTACTTACGATGCTAAGAAGAATCAAACAATGTTAAAAGATGCTTCAACTGGTGTTCCATCATTTCAAGATGATAGAAGTCCATTAGCTGAGAATATCGTTCAGAATTTTGAAACTGTAGCTTATGATCTAAATAACTTATATCAAAAGCAAACATATGATGAACTTAAGGATATCCTAATAGCAAATCTTATTAACGCAGCTCAAACTATGCCTGAGTTACTTATTACTGGATTCGGTCTTGAGGAAGCTCAAGGAGCAACCATCCAAGGTAATATACAAGAAACTCCAGTAGAAGTTTTACCTCAAGGATCAACTGTTAATTTGAATCTTGGTGTTCCTGAAAGTGCATCTAATGATTCACCTGCTCCAACTGCAACAGCATCTAATACAGATGATATCTTAGCTATGGCTGATGATATCTTCAACTCATAAGAGGTACTAGATGGCTAACGAGTTACAAACCGTAGACGTAACTAAGCTCGTTGAATTTACAAAGTTAATCAAAGATATTGGGGGCATGAACAAGATGATGGCTCCCAATTATCTTCGAGACTTTATAAATGCAATGGATATGACAAGTGCTTTACTTTCAAAAGCTGTTAAAGCAAATCTAGAATCAAAAGCTAGATTAGATAAAGCTAAAGCAATTGCATACCTAGATAAAGCTGGTGATTACGCAAAACTAAAAGACATTAAGATATCTAATGGTGTACGTGAAATGTATGTTGATTTAGATGATGATGTTGTCGAAGCTAAAGATAGACACGCAGCATCTGAAGCAATGGTTACTTTCCTTAAAAACAAATATCAAGCTTTTAGATGTGCCCATGATGACGTTAAGAAAATTTCTTTTAACGAAGTACAGGGAACTGCTTGGGAAGGACATTAAGATGAAGAAAACATTTGAAGAAATTGCCCTAGAAATTGTAAAAGTTTATATTGATAGTAAAATCAAAGCTGCCACAACAAATGGAGGCAGTTACAGTATAGATCATGACTATGATGTTAATTCTGTATATAACATGACTAATACTATTAAAACTACTGCTGATACTCTTGCTCAAAATTATAGAAATCGTATTATTGAATGGGATGAACAAAATTTTGATAGAGAAGTAGAAAAAATGTTAGATACTACAGTGGAGAATGCATAAATGAAAATTACAATAATAGTAATAATGCTTCTTGCCTTAATTGGATGTGGTGGAACATATGATGTAAACGTTGAACCTACAAATGGTGAGATTACACATACGTTTGGACCAGACTTCGAGAACTGGCTTGAATATTGTAAAGGACAAACTCAATATCGTTTTGATATTGGCGAAATAACAGCTAATGAGATAGAAATAACAACTAGAGAGTGCTATTATAATCTAGACTTAGGTTTACCTCTATTAGAAGGAGACGTTTAAATGAGTACAAGTAAATGGATGAAAAAACTAGAAAGTGATTTCGCCAAAGTGGCAACAGATATGCCAGCACCATCTGAAAATGTTATACAATTACTATCACCTAGTTTTAATTGGTGTGTCGGTAACAGTGGCATTACAGAAGGTAAAGCAGTATGTTTCTTCGGACCAGAATCAAGCGGTAAGTCATTACTAGCTCAACTCTGTATGATTGAACTACAAAAGAAACATCCAGAATCAATTCAAATTCTAATTGATGCAGAATTTAGTTTCAACCCTGATTGGTTTGAGAAGTTAGGTGGTGATCTTAGTAGATTGTTAGTTAAGCAAACTAATGATCCATTAGAGATTTTTGATTGGATGGAGAAGGATGTGTTAGAGATGCTTCAAGATGGAGCTCCTATCAACGCCCTGATGATCGATTCAGTTAAGTCCATACGTTATCCTGGAGATCATAAGAATAAGTCCACAGACATCACAATGGGTGGTTCTGGTGCTAAGTATCTTGGACCAGCATTGAAAGGATTACTTCCTATAATCAGAAGATACAATATAACTACTTTTCTAATTCAACAAGTTTACGAAGAAATGGATCAGTATAAGAAGATGAATAACCCTTGGATTATCCCAGACGGAAGAGCTCTTAAACATTTTTGTGACTATATGTTACAGGTTGAAAGAGTAGATAAGAAAGATGGTCGCCTTGAAGAAGGTAAGACTATTGCTGGTGGTGCTTTTCAAGTAGGTCATAAGGTTAGAGTTAAAGGTAAGAAGAATAGAGTCGGTGCTCCATATAGAGTAGCTGAATTTATGCTTCGTTATGATTCTGGAATTGTAAACACAGAAGAGGAAACTTACGAACTAGCTAAGTCCTTGGGTGTCATTTATCATCCTATCTCAGTTAGTACAGGTAAACCAAACAATATGATGTGGCAATTTGGAGATTATCCTGCAGTTAAAGGTGAGACTAATATGAAATTCTTTATCACTAGTGATGTAAGTGTACTTAAAGAAGTGTATAATGCATGTCTTGGTGTTAATGATGAATCTGTATTGTCAGCTAGAAATGAAGATATAGTTTCAACGGAGATTGATCTAGAGGAACTATAATGGCAATTATCGATGATATCGATCAAAAAGCAAATGAATATTATAAGTCAGGGCTAGATTGTCCTGACTTTGTTCATTTAAGCCCTGATGTTTACTCTACTTTCCTAAAAGAAATGCAGCCAACTAACTATACAGGAATGTCAGGTTCACCATCAGGTATAAGAACTTGTGAAGTCTATGTATCGACTGGTATCTTAAAGGTTAATGTTGGAAGAAATCTAAAACCAGGAAGTATAATAATAGGAGATAATCCAATCATAGACATGATGATAAAGTTAGGAGGTATTTTTGAAAAAATGGTTTATAAATAGATTTCCAGAATTATTAATGGTTATATGTTTTTGTTATGTTGGTTATGATGTTGGTGCAAGAGAAACAAAACACGATCTTCTCGATAATACAAGAAAATGTACTCATAAACTTTTAGATGATGTAGATAAAGATACTTTAACTAAATTTTATAATCATAAAATAATAGTTGGAAATATATGGATTCATGCAGAAGCATATGTAGAACATACTTGGGCAAAATGTTTTAGAAAGGAATTATATAAGTGAATATTTTATTTATAGGCGACCCACATCTTAGACTTAATAATCTTGAGCAAGGATTTGCTTTCCTTAGATGGGTAGAAGAAGTAGTTAAACTTCATAAACCAGATATAGTATGTAACCTCGGTGATACATTCCATAATCATGCTGTTCTTAGATCAGAACTTATGAAAGAGTTCCAAGATCATGTAAAGACTATAGTTAATCTTGGATCTAAATATTGGTACGTTCTAGGCAATCATGATCAATATAAACCTAAAGATAATAAATATCATGCACTTCAACCCTTTGAGGGACTTAAAGATCTAACTATCTTTGATAAGATCACAGAACTTCCTCAATACAACATTACAGTAGTTCCATATGTCCAAAAATACGAAGACTTCCCATATCAAACAAATAAAATCTGCATCACTCACAACACATTCATTGGCTGTGACTATGGCTTTAAGAGAGAGGACTGCGGTGTCAATGCTGATAAAGTTATTGCAGATGTTATCATTTCTGGGCATATCCACAAAAGACAGCAGTTCGGTAATGTGGTATATCCAGGAACCCCATACGCGCATAACGCCAACGATGTGGATCAAACTAAGGGGTTATTGCTCTTCGATACAACTACGTACAAACAAGTATTTATTGAGTCCCCCTTCCCAAAGTGGAGAAGTTTAGAGTTCGAAATAAGTCCAGAGCTTAATATAGCTAGCCTACATGCGGCCCTTGAGAAAACGCTCGATACAACAAATAAGTGGATTCTGAAAGTAACAGGCCCTAAAGCTGAACTTTCGGCATACTTCAAATCTAAGAAGTATTTTAAACTAATTCAAGGTAAGAATGTGATAGTGAAGACTATTCCTACAGATGCCGAGAAGCAAAAGAGAATACAGATTACATCTGCAGGTTCATCTGACATAATATCTGAATATGTGGATAAAGCGTACAGTGGAGGAGCAGATCAGTCATTGATAATACATAAAGCACAAGAAATAATTAAAA